ATGGATGATTCAAACAATACATCAGATGTTATTGATAGAAATCAATTAGTTGGTCAAATTTATTTACAACCAAGTAAAACTGCTGAATTTATAGTGTTAGACTTTACAGTACTACCTACAGGAGCAGCATTCCCAGGATAATATAAGTGGGGTTCCGTAAGGAGCCCTACTTATTAATATTTATTAATAGACAGAAAATATAACAATAACATGCCAAGAATTTTAGACACTAACGAAATATTGTTCACAGCCTTTGAACCAAAGGTTCAAAACAGATTTATCTGTGAAGTTAACGGTATTCCCGCTTATTTAGTTAAAAAGGCATCTTCACCATCTTTTGATGCTGGAGAAATCGTATTAGATCATATTAACATTTACCGTAAAGTTAAAGGTAAAGTTAAATGGAATGATATGACTTTAGAACTTTATGACCCAATCACCCCAAGTGGTGCACAAGCAGTAATGGAATGGGCCCGTTTAGCACATGAATCAGTAACAGGCCGTGATGGTTACTCTGATTTTTATAAGAAAGACTTAACATTATCAGTATTAGGCCCAGTAGGTGATGTAGTAAGCGAATGGAAAATCAAAGGAGCTTATGCAAAATCAGCAAACTTTGGTGATATGGATTGGAGCTCAGAAGCCCCATTAAATATCTCATTAACAATCGCTATGGATTACTGTGTATTGAATTTTTAATTTCCCCTTTCATATTTCTTTTTTAGAGGCGTCTGCTTTGCAGACGCTTTCTTTTTCTATATATTTATATACGAACAAAATAAAAATGTTATATGAGCGAATTAAAATTACCTACTGAAATGGTTTCGTTGCCTTCAAAAGGCCTACTATACCCAGAAGAATCACCATTATCTAAAGGTGAAATTGAAATGAAATATATGTCTGCAAAAGAAGAAGACATATTAACTAACCAAAACTACATTAAAAACGGAACTGTAATTGATAAATTACTACAATCGTTAATAGTAACACCTATCAATTTTGATGAATTGTTAGTAGCAGATAAAGATGCTATATTAATTGCTGCTCGTATTTTAGGCTATGGTAAAGATTATGATATAGAGTATTTTAATCCAAGAAGTCAATCTATTGAAAAAGGATCTGTTGATTTGAGTGAATTAAAAGAAAAAGAATTTGATGAATCCTTAATTAATGGGGGTGTTAATGAATTTACTTTTAAATTACCTTATACTGATAATACAGTTACCTTTAAATTACTTACACAAAAAGACGAAAAAGCAATTGAAGCTGAAATTAGAGGTTTAAAGAAAATTAACCCTATGATTTCTCCAGATGCTACCACACGTCTAAAATATATTATTACGTCAATTAATAGTAAACGTGATGCAGCAGATATTAGGCAATTTATTGATGGTGGATTTTTATTAGCAAAAGATGCTAGAGCCTTAAGAGAACATTATAATAAAGTCCAACCAGGTGTAGAATTAATCTATTACCCAGAGGGTGTTGAGGAGGGCATACCATTTACAATTGGTCTTAACTTTTTTTGGCCTGACTTCGGAGCATAGATTCTCTACATTTAAACAAATCCACGAAATAGTATTCCATGGGAGGGGTGGTTATGATTGGTACACAGTTTACACAATGCCCAATTGGTTAAGACGATATACTTTTAATGAATTAAAAAAATACTACGACGAAGAAAATAAATCAGCAGAAAATGCACAACGGGCCGTAGAAAACGCAAAAAGTGGTAAAACTACAGCTCCTAATGTTATTACTCCACCTGATTTTACATCTAAAAGAGGCGCCTAAAAATGGGCGCTTCTTATATTTATACAATGAACAACATAATGTAAATGGATCCTATATTAGTACAACAACTAGCTGACTTATATAAGCAGTATTATAAAGATATTACAGCATCGGCTGCTAGATCAATGGCTGAAGCTATACCTGACGTTGTTACTTTAGGTAAAGAAATTAATAGAGTCCAAACTAGCTTAAATGGAGTTAGTGAATCCTTTGAAGGTATAGCATCATCATTAAAAGACTCAATTCAGGAATTATCCAAATTCAATGTTGGAACTGTATCAACTCGAAAATCATTTAAAGATTTACAAAGTATTGCTCAACAACTTAGTAGTGAACAATCTGGTTTTAATACTTTAACTGAAAAAGAATTAAAGAGTTTACGAGCAAAAGCTGTATTAAATGCCCAAAATTTAAAACAAAACATAGCGGCAGGGCTTATAGCAGGTCAACAAGCAGATGAAGCAAATAGTGTAATTGAAAGAACAGGAACCTTAATTAGTTTAATCAATGAGAGACTAGAACAGGAAAAGAAAATAAACTCAGCTTTAGGTATATCAGGAAATTTAATTAAAGGAATGTCTACTTCCTTTGATAAATTAGGTTTAGGAGGATTAGTTAATATAACTGAGATTAATGAAAAGGTAAGACAAACTGCAGAAAAAGTTACTGAAAATGGTACTAAAAATGCAGGTTTAATAGGAAGAGCAAAAGTATTAGGAACAGCAGTATCAGAAACTTTCTCCTCATTAGGAAAAAACATAATGGATCCTGCTGTTATATTTACTTTTTTAATAGCTCAAGCTAATAAAGCAGATAAACAAACAACAGAATTAGCTAAATCACTCTCTTTATCTAAATTAGCCGCAGCTGGTGTTAGACAAGAATTTGTTAATTTTAGTAGAGAAATAGGAGATGCTGCAATTACAACGGACAAGCTACAGGAAGCTTTTGGTAAGTTATCTAAATCATTAGGTTTTAATGTTCCTCGTTCTAAAGAATTATTAGCTGAGTTTACAAAGTTAACAACTAAGATGGGAGTTAATGAAGAATCAGCGGCTGGTTTGTCAAAACTAACTCTTGCAACTGGTAAAAATGCTAGATTAATAACAACAGAAGCTTTAGGAACATCACAAGCTTTGCAAGCCCAAAATGGTATTCAATTAGATAATAGAGAAATATTAAATGATGTTGGTAAAGTATCAGGTCAATTATTAGCTAATTTTAAAGGTAACCCTAAAGCAATAGCCGAAGCAGTAACTCAGACAAAATTATTAGGTACTACTTTAGAACAAACTAAAGCTCAAGCTGAATCTCTTCTTAATTTTGAAACATCTATTGAAAACGAATTAAAAGCAGAATTACTAACTGGAAGAGAATTAAATCTTGAAAATGCTAGAATGGCTGCTTTAAAAGGTGATCAAGCAGCCGTAGCAAAAGAATTAGCTAACCAAGCTATGGACTTTAATGCATTCTCAGAATTAAATGTAGTCCAACAAAAAGCACTAGCAGAAGGTTTAGGAACATCGGCAGACGCTTTATCTGATCAGTTACTTAAACAACAAATGTTAGGTAAATCAAGAGCTGAAGTTGTTGCTATTGGTGGTGAAGAAGCCGCTCAAAGACTAGAACAATTAGCTGCCCAAGATAAATTTAACAATGCTGTAACTAAACTTCAAGATTTAATTGGAAATTTAGTTGCAGGTCCTTTAGGAACTATGTTAGACATGTTTGCTGATTTAGTAGGTAATGCAACAGGTTTAGCAGCAGTTATAGGAGGAACAATGCTGATAAATTTCATGAAAATGATATCAGTTGTAAGACAAGCTAAAAAATTATCAATGGGGATGGCTATTATTGAAATTATTAAATCCGCATATCAATCATTAGGAGGACTACCAGGAATTGGATTAATATTAGCAGGTTCTGCAGCAGCAGCTGGTATTGCTTATTTATCATCACAAGCATCAAAAACAGAAACAGCAGATGATATGGTTGGTTATGGTGCTCGTACACTGATAACTCCACAAGGAAATGTAGCATTAAATAATAATGATACAGTAATTGCTGGTACTAATCTATTTAGAGGTGATGATGTAATTTCATATCCTAAAAATGCATTATCATTAGGTGGGGGTAAACAAGATAATACTGAAACAAACAACTTATTAAAACAACTTATAGGAACAACTAAAGAAAATTATAACAAACCAGGCGTAATTAATATGGATGGTAAAGTAGTAGGTTCAACATTAGTACAAGGTTCATATAAGCTAGCATAGTTAAATATTTATACATAGTATAAAATAAAATTATAAATCATGGCAATCATTGATCAACACAAAAAAAGCGATTTAAGCTTAGACGGAACTAGAGGATTTAGTAAACGTGAATTTGGGTACGTAGCACCTGGGGAACCAGTAATCCCTTACACACCAGCTAACAAATTACATAGGCTTTATTCAATCTACACAACCCCAACTATTAAAGTAGTAGACTTTAACGGATCAATTCCTGTTAGACCAGAATCTACATTAGATGAATTGGATTTACAAGCTCCAAAGAATTTACAAGCTGGTAAAGAGGGATCTGTAGTATCTAAAATCTATAAATCATCAACTGGCAACAGCTATAAAGATTTAGGTCCAAAGGATGGACGTTACTAATAAATTAAAATTAAGGGATGCCTTTAATCAATAAATTAAATGATACCAAACTGCGTAGTCTTTCATATGGTGATAATAAACCATATATTACTACTGACGTGGTTACTGGTAAATTAGATACTGGGAAAGTTCCATTAGTGGATGCTGCCTTAAATCTAATTCCAAATCAAGTTAAAATTCTAGGTAAGACCATCAATATTGGAAATACTGGTGTAATATCTGGAGTTAAAGCAGGTATTATTGATGCATCACGTATAGGTAATTTCTTATTAGATTTAAAAACCGGTCCTCAATTTACTATTAAACAAATAGCATTACAAAGATCAAATGTTGTTCCTAATGGGGGTAATAGTGTTTTGTTTAGAAACCCACTTGCTGGTGCAACTTCATTTTTTGGGAAATTAGGTAGAGGAATATTTAATCTTGTTAATAAAATTGCACCATATCCTGGACAATTATATTCTCCAACAAATACATTAGTTCAAGTAGCCCTTCAAAGTGGAGGTTTACATATTGAAAGAGCAGCGGCATTTCCCTTGCTTCAAACTCCAAAATATGAAAAATTCTTTGGTAATGCTGGAAAAACAGCAGCTGATACTAACAGTAATGTTCTTAGATTATATGAAAAACAACCAGTACGTGCTAATAAAGTTTTAACAAAATTCCAAGGCATAATAAACTCAATTCCTATTCTTAATAGAGCAATTCCTTTACCACCTATAGGAAATGAAGTTTTATACAGCTATCAGGGAGGCCCAGAATCATTAGCTGGTTTAGGAATAACTAGAATTACTAGAGGTGAAATTAGACCAGGTATATATACAATTAATGATTCTGTTAATTCATCTTTTTCTGCATATACAAATACTTGGACATTAAATACAGAAGCAGAAGCAAGAACTAATGCTATTGGTGGAAAATTAGCTGATGGGGAAAAAGACGTATACATTAAATCATCAATTTTCACACCATCAGTAATAAATTCAAAAGTACCATTTAATTTATTTAAATCTTCTTCTGATAATGATGGGGCTACAAATCCTTCAATTTATAATTCTAATATTAGTGGATTAAAATATACAAATTATTTAGGAGATGTAGTTACAGTTAAAGCATTTAATAATAAAGTAGCTAATGCTTCTAGAGAAATAAGAATAGGTAGTGGTAGAAAAGATTCAATCAATTTGACTCCAATATTTACTGGTACAACATCAGCAAATAATTCATTAGTTAAAATTGGTAACAAACATTATAATATACGTGATTTAATTAAATTTAGAATTGAAGTTGTTGATAACTCTACTAATGTTAGTACAACTAATGTTAGTACATTCATGATATTTAGATCATATTTAACTAATTTTACTGATAATATAACATCAGATTGGAATAATTTCAAATATGTGGGTAGGGGGGAAAACTTATACACATATTCTGGATTTGGACGTAGTGTAACTATGGGATTTAAAGTAGCAGCACTATCAGAAATGGAAATGCAACCAATGTATCAAAAATTAAATTATTTAGCATCATCAATGATGCCTGATTATACTGGTGGTTATATGAAAGGTAATTTCTTTAGAATGACTGTAGGTAATTATTTCTATAGACAAATAGGAATTATAACAAACCTTTCATATAAAATTTCAAATGATACTCCTTGGGAAATTGCAATAGATGAACCAGAAAGAGGAACAGCAGCTGAAAGACAATTATATGAATTACCCCACATTATTGATGTTGATTTAACATTTATTCCTATTGGTTTACAAAATAACGGTGATAATTTAATACCTGAAAAAGGAATAACTTCACCTGTTATATTACAAGGTGATACTAATCCTTGGGTTAATAATGCTACAATTGAAGGAGGACAGGGGGTTACATTTGCTAATCATGGATCTAATTATGTAGGTAGTGATGTTGAAAGAAGTTTAACTGCAAAAGCAATTCCAATACCTAGTATACAACAAAGACAAGTAAGTATTTCTGCAATACCTGTGATAGATCCTAAAAAAATAAAACCTTTAAATCTTCAACCAAGAACCCCATCTCCATAAAAGATGTGGTGAAGAAAGATAATAGACCTATATGAGATACGAACAAAATACTATATTAGCAGAAAAATTTACAAATAAAACTTATTATAAAAATAAGTTATATCCTAATATTCCTATTAGTAGTGAAGATATATTTGTTATTACAACAGTAGGAGATAGATTAGACTTGATTGCATACACATACTACAAGAACCCAGAATATTGGTGGATTATATCTATGGCTAATAATAACGTAACTAAAGGTTCTATGTTTCCACAACCAGGAACTCAATTAAGGATTCCTTTGAATGTCAACGAAGTTTTACGTACATTTGATGAACTAAATAAATAAAGATGTTATGTCCATATTTAAAGAATCGTTTCCTGACTATATACAAAAACAGATTGGAACTCGCCAAAAATTAATTTCTGGAGACATTCGAAATACTGCTGTTAAACATTTAAACTCAAGATCATCTTGGGTAAGAATGAGTTCTAGTGTAAATGTTAATGGTTCAGCAGATTTAGCTAAAAATAATGTATTATTTAATGGTACTTCTTCAAATGTAGGGTTGCCAAGTGGGGGATATCAATATTTTATGAATAAAGGCTTTGGTAATACTGATGGTACTTACAAAAAAGGACCATTAGGGTTTAGACCAATGGCTGGTATCGATAACATTTCTGTTAAAAATAAAGGTGCTTATGGTTCATTAAGAGAGGTAGTAGTAAATTTTAAATGTTGGGATATTAACCAACTAGAAGATTTAGAAGTACTATATATGAGACCTGGATATACTGTTCTTATTGAATGGGGTTGGTCAAATTATTTAGTAGAAGATAAGAATGGAAATGGCCAATTAAAACAAATGGATGAGTATTATGATATTTTAAATATCACAACACCAAAAACCATTTCCGAAATTACTAAAGAATTAAGAGCTAAAATTGAAAATTCTCAAGGCAACTATGATGCCATGTATGGTAAGATAAAAAACTATTCATGGTCAGCAAGAACAGATGGAGGGTACGATTGTACAACAACAATTATTTCAATTGGTGAAGTTATTGAATCTTTGAAAGTCAATAATACAAATATGGCTTTTAACTCAATTGCTGCTTCTGTTAGTGGTGAAGTGTTAAATAATATTACTTTATTAGGTGGGTATGACAAACAAAAATTAATCAATTCATATGATAAAAACTATTTAGCAGGGATACTAACAGAATTATATGCTTATGCTATAAACCAACAACCAACTCAATTAACAGAGGGAATATCAACTACATTTACTGTAAGTCAATACCCAACTCAACCTACATTAGAATTTTTCGCTATTGATAGCCCAGGAGGAATACCACCTCCCCCTCAAGATAGTGTAGACCCATTATTAACTGGTAATATTCAAGCCTATATTACTTTAGAAAGTTTATGCCATGTTTTGAACTACTCAGTTCTTAGTACATCAAACACTCCATTAATAATAACTACCTCTTCAAAAGATAATAAAGGTGATTTAAAACCAACAACATGTTTATGGAATCCATTACAAGTATCAGTAGAACCTTCTACCTGTATAATCTCAGCTCCTGTTTGGGAAAATGGAGTAAATATTACTTTTACTACTAGTGGATCATCTCAAACCTTACAAGATATTATAAATGCTGAAACGGCTGCAGGAGTTGGTTTTGACCCAACAAGATTTCCTTCTGAAATTGCTAAAGCTAAAGAGGTAGTAATTTTCTCTTTAAAAGAAGCTATGTCTATAAGCACAGAGGAAGAGGATGTGATAGAGAAAATACAAAATTTTATTGCATATCAAGGAGGAGAACCAAATCAAACAAAAAGCAATAAAAGAGACTCAAATTCAGCAGAGTTAGCTTATGAAGAATTACAACGTCAATATGAGATAGTAAGAGGTACTGGAAAAACAGTATTAAATCAAACTGGAGGTTACTCAATAATAAAAACACCTGCTAGTGGAACCACACCAGCTACATATAATATTGGTGGTAGTTTAACAGAAGCTGATTTAAATACTCCTTATTGGGATTTTGCAGGAGTTACTGGTATTAGAGGAAATGCTGCTTCGGCAATTAGTGGACTTTTTGATGTTGTGGCAATTACTGATGCTTTTGGTCTTACACGGTATCAAATTGAAGATAGAAGAATAAGTATTGGTCAATGGCCAATAGCACCTTTTAATTCAAATGCCTCAACTCAACTAACCTTTATACAAGCTTTAAAAATATTTGATAGTGATCTTGATGATAATGTTATAATAGATGCTTTTACATTAGCAGGACACCCAAGAGCAGCAGGAGCTGCAATAGACCCAGACATTACTAAACAAGATAATGTTGCAAATGCCGCAGCAACAGCAGCTTCTGCCCAACAAACTATTACTCAAAATAAATCCGTAATTCAATATCTTTCAAAATTAAATAAAAAGTTTGTAGATAGAACCGTGGCTGATGAAAAAGGTATTATAGGAAATATATACATTAATTTAAATTATTTATATAAAAAAATAACAGCAGATTTAGGAAATTCCGATCGTCAAGAACGAAATGAAATTAACCTATATGATTTTTTAAAGGGTACTCTAAAAGATTGTCAAGCAGCTATTGGTAACCTTAACAATTTTGAAATATATGTTGATGATGAAAGAGCAAGTATAATTGATGTAAACTTTACGGGACAATTATCAACTGCTAAAAATTCTTTTCAAGTAGAAGTTCAAAATAAAAAATCAGTAGTTAGAAATTATACACTACAATCACAAATATTTCCTGAACAATCATCAATGATATCCATTGCGGCACAAGCCAATCAGGATTTGTTAAATACAGATGCAGCCTCTTTAAAAGCATATAGTAACGGAATAACAGATAGAGCTTTATCAATTCCTGATAATTCCCAACAACAATTTAATAAGTATATAAAAGACGCTGCTGCTGCTTATGAGTCTATATCTAAAGCATTAAGTAAAATAGCTGAATTCTTTGCTAATACTGTAGTTCAAGGAACTGTATCTGAAGCATCCTCAACATCTTCTAATGGAGAATATAAAAATGCTTTACGTGACTTAATTCAATTTACTAGAAACTATTTTAAGGTACCTGGAAATGGATTTAATGTGATTATCCCAACAAAATTATCTTTAACATTTGATGGTTTGGGTGGAGTAATAATAGGTAATCTATTTAGAATATCAGAAAATGCGTTACCTAAAGGATATAAAGGAAGTGGATTTGGTAAACAATTAGGATATATAGTAACAGATGTTTCTCAAGATGTTAAAAGTGGTGATTGGACAACAACCATTGGTGCTCAAACTATTGTATTAGATAGTCCTGAAGGAGGATTTGATTGGGATTATAATAAATTAATTATTGATGTAAACCCAACAACAGCTACTAATGAGGGTGCAAATAGAGCTGCATTTGTCACAAGATCAACAGCAGTAAATTCTTTTGGTCAAGTATCTAGCGCTGTTGCTTTAGGTCAAAGACCTCTTTTAGATACAATTGCGTATGCTGAGGGTACCGCTGGAGTTGGAAACAATGGATATGATATATTAGTTACATTTGTTGTACTTGAGAATTGGTCAATAAATTATACATTAGGCCACCCTAACAGAGCTATTTTTGTAAATACCATTAATAAAAATAGTACAGCAGCTGGTAGATACCAGTATTTATATAGCACTTGGTTGGATAGAAACAACCAACAAAATGTTTTATTCACAAAAGAAAATCAAGATAAGACATGTGCTGCTACTTTAACAGTAAAAGGAATCACAGATCAAGTTAGTTTAGCTGCTTATAATGTTGCAAAGCAACAAATTGCTAATAATAAAATTGATGTAGCTGCTAATCCATCATTTTTGAAATTTCTAGATGCTTCATATAAAGTATGGGCTAGTTTACCTAGCAGCAGAGGAGCCCAAGGGTTCCCAGACCAAGGAGGAAGTTACACTGCTCACGAAATATATGATGTATATATTGAAGCTGTAAAAAAATACTAAAATGAGAATACCTAAAAACAAAATACAAGTTAAACAATCCCACGGTGAATTGCTTTATAAAGACACATTAGTAGCTTATAAAGGACCTTTCTTTGTATTGAATAATAAATTCTACGAAGGTAGAGAATATTCTTCTGTTGCTAGAGAATTAATAACAAAACAAGACCCAGAATATAAAAAAATGCTTTCAATAAAGGACGTTACTGGGGTTTTAAAAACTTTCCTTAACCCTAATTTAAAAAAATTCTTGTAGGGCAGAGAAAATATATTACATTTAAGTCTACAAAAAAAAGGTTATGTTTTATATTATTGAAAAATCATCACAACTGCCTCGTGCATTTGGAGATTGCTTCATTCGGTTCATCCCATTCAATGACAATTTCCACCCCTCCCTCACTGAATTAAGTTTAGTATATCTTAGACCTCTTAATGGTAAAAAAGGATACATACTGTGTCTAAACCATAATGAATCTTTCGGTATAGACAAAACAGAATTACTTGATTGGTTATTAAATAACACAGATAAGTTATGGACATTGGATAAGAAAAAAGCATTGCATTACTTCTACCCACTGTCTGACAAATTATATGATGTAAATTTTATTGAACCAGTTGATGTTAAATCATTAGATAACACTTGTATTAATTTTTATTATAGTAAATACTATTCATTACCTAATGTTAACTGTTTAATCCCAATCAGCAAACATTATGAAATGTGTGAAGAAATATTTAACATAGCATTACCTGTTATCAAACAACACACACTGGGTGATACACAGTTCCAATTCCAAAATTTTTACACCGCAGATATATTCTATCATATTGAAAAAAACGGCATAATGGTCGATAAAAACTGCTTTATTGATTATTACAATGGGAAATTAACAAACCCACAATTTAATTTAAATCGCAGTAGAATATACACTCAATATAATTTATATACAACAACTTCACGCCCATCTAATACATTTAATAGCATTAATTTTGCTGCTTTAAATAAAGATGATGGTGAACGTATGTGTTTTAAACCTGAAAATGATAAATTTATTGAACTTGACTTCCAGGGTTATCACCCACGATTAATTGGTGAAATGATTGGTTTTGAGTTTCTTAATACCCGAAGTACCTATGAAACATTAGCCACAGTGTTAGATGTTACACCGCAAGAAGCTAAAGAATTAACATTCAAGCAATTATATGGTGGTGTTTGGGCCGAGTATAAAAACAAACCATTCTTTAAACAGGTAGACATGTTTATAGATAGTATGTGGGATACGTACCAATATGGAAAACACCTAGCGACAGATAATAAAATATTTATGTTCGATGCTGATATGACTCGATCAAAATTATTTAATTATATAATTCAAAGTAAAGAAACATCAACGAATGTTGAATTACTAAGATTAGTATTAAGTAAATTAGAAGGTAAAAAAACAAAATTAGTATTGTATACTTATGATGCTTTCTTATTTGATTATAGTGAAGAAGACAAAGAATTAATTTCGGATATAATAAATACACTAAAATATCCAGTAACCATTAAACAAGGCCAATCGTATCACGGTTTGGAGAAAATATAAATATTTATTATGGAACAACTAAACGAATTAGACTTGAACAAATTATTCTGTACATTCACAACTCCATTGGATTTGGAAAATACAGTTAGTACAATCAACCGTCGTTACGCTATTCTCTTTAACAAGATATTCATTCTAGAATCTCCTCAAAGTGAAGAATTGATATGTACTTATAATATTGACTCGGGCAACATGCAAGATGCTCCGATGGCCAATACTATCTTGTTACATCGTAAAAAAGAATCCAATACATTATACACCATTAATGCTCTTAATACTTTAATAAGAACTTTAAACAATGGTGTGGTGGACAAAAATTTCATCGTAAATTGGAATGATTATAAAAATTGTATCTTATTAACTGATGGTCCTGACCTACGTCGATTAGATACAGCAATCCATAAGATAATAGACTTCAATAAATAATTTGGAGGTCAAAATTTAGAATCATAGATTCACAATATATTCCGTTCATAGAACGACTTACAATTAAACAAAAAACAATATGGATTTAAGTTTTGTCAAGCAAAAGCTTGAAGCGAACGCCAACAAAGGCGCAGGTCGTGAAAAAATCGACTACACTAAAATTTTCTGGAAACCAAAAGCAGGTAAACACCAGATTAGAATCGTCCCAAACACTTTTAGAAAAGAGTGGCCATTGCGCGAAGTTCAAATGCACTATGGTTTTTCAAAAGGACCAATTTTAGCACTTAGCAACTGGGGTGAAGAAGACCCAATCACAGATTTTGCTAAGAAACTACGTAAATCATCAGATAAAGATGATTGGACTCTAGCTAACAAAATCTCCCCTAAAACACGTTATTTCGCTCCAGTAATCGTTCGCGGTGAAGAGGGTGCAGGTGTACGTCTATGGGAAGTTGGTAAACTAGTAAATGATCAATTAATGGGTATCGCTAGTGATGAAGATTACGGTGATTTTACCGACATTACAGATGGTCGTGACTTTACAGTTGAAGCAATTGAAGATGTTATCGCTGGTAGAAAAGGTATTAAATGTACTTTAAGACCTAAACCAAAATCCACTCCTATCTCTGAAGATGCTGCGTTTGTAACCAAGTCATTAGAAGAACAACCAGACATTTTGGCTATTAATCGTAAATATACTTACGAGGCATTGAAAGATGTATTGCAAAAATGGTTGTCTCCTGAAGATGAATCAACACCAGATGCTACTCCAACCTCGATTGTAGATGATGAAGATGATTTCTTGAAATCATTAAATTCTCCAATCCAACCTTACACACTAGATGTAAAACCAAGAGAAACAGCAACTGATAAATTTGATTCACTATTTAATGACTAATAAATGGCTAAGATGGCAAAAAGTAAAGACAGTTTAACGACTGTAGTATCTGAATCGTTAAAAAAATCATTTAACATTGATGCTTTTAAGAAATCTAAATTCTTAGATCAATCTGTTAAATTTAAACCGCAAAGGTGGATTCCGCTTTCAAAAGCATTCCAAGACGTACTGTCTATTCCTGGTATTCCTATGGGCCATATAACCTTGTTACGTGGTCACTCCGATACAGGTAAAACAACTGCAATGCTTGAAGCAGCAGTATCTGCACAAAAAATGGGGGTTCTACCTGTTTTCATCATTACAGAGATGAAATGGAATTGGGAACATGCTCAACAAATGGGTTTTGAATTAACTTCTGTAGCTGATCCTGAAACAGGTGAAGTTATTGATTATAAAGGTTTCTTCCTTTATGTTGATAGAGGTTCATTAAACACAATTGAAGATGTAGGTGCGTTTGTAGCTGATTTGTTAAGTGAACAAGCAGCAGGAAAACTACCATTCGATCTACTATTCCTGTGGGACTCAGTAGGATCAATCCCATGTAGACTATCAGTTGAATCAAACAAAAATAACAATGAGTGGAATGCAGGAGCAATGTCTCAAACATTTGGTAATTTCATTAACCAAAAGATTATCTTATCTCGTAAAGAAAATCAACCGTATACAAATACATTTGTAGCAGTTAATAAGGTATGGGTTGCAAAACCAAATTCACCAATGGAACAACCTAAATTGAAAAATAAAGGTGGTGATACAATGTTCTTCGATTCATCATTTGTAATTACATTTGGTAATGTATCAAACAGTGGTACTAGTAAGATTAAAGCAACTAAAGACGGTAAAGACGTAGAATTTGCTAAGCGTACTAAGATATCTGCTGATAAAAATCACGTTACTGGGGTACAAACAAAAGGTACTGTTACAATGACAGTTCATGGTTTCATCCCTGATGATAAAAAAGCAATTGATACTTATAAAAAAGAACACTCACATGAGTGGCTACAAATTCTAGGATCAGCTGATTTTGATATCGTTGAGGAAGATGAAATGGAAGAAAATTTCAAAGAAATAAATTTAGTAGATGTCCAAGAATAAATACTTTGATTTAATCTCAAGTATTCAACCTGACACTCGTACATCACTAGATTCAATTTTAATAATAGATGGTTTAAACACTTTTCTAAGAGCGTTTACCATGATTAACCACATAAATCCAAATGGCCACCACATTGGTGGCCTAACTGGATTTTTAAAGTCAATCGGTTATGCAATTAAAATGCTTAACCCTACTAAAGTAATAATTGTATTTGATGGTGTTGGTGGCTCGAATGCTAGGAGAAACTTATACCCTGAGTATAAAGCAAATCGTCATGTTAATCGTATGACAAATTACTCTATTTTCTCCTCCAAAGAAGAAGAAACAGAGAGTATAAACAACCAGATGGCAAGATTGATTCAGTATCTTAAATGCCTACCAGTTACTGTTATTAGTATTGATGGTTTAGAAGCAGATGATATTATCGGTTATTTATCAAATAAATTCCAGGTATATAATGAGACGACAAGCGTAACAATTATGTCTGCTGACAAAGACTTCTTACAATTAATTTCTAATAAAGTTCAAGTATATTCTCCAGTTAAAAAGAAAGTATACAAACCAAAAGATGTATTAGAAGAATTCGGTGTTAGTAGTTATAATTTTCTTAATTATAAGATATTGATGGGTGATCAATCTGATAACGTTCCTGGAATTAGTGGATTAGGACCTGTTAAATTGCTTAAATTATTCCCTGAATTAACCAGTGAAAATAAAATTGAATTAAGTGATATTATTGAATCGTCTGCTAATAAAATAAATGAAAATAAATTATATTTGTCAGTGGTAGAAAGAAGACATCAATTAGAAATTAATAAAAGATTAATGTCTTTAGATGGAAGTTTCCTATCACCTGAAAATAAACAGTTGGTAAAAGATGCTTTTAATGATTCGTATGAATTAAATAAGTATCTATTTCACCAAATATACGTGAATGATAAATTGGGAGAATCAATACCAAACGTAGATAATTGGCTTACAGAAGTTTTTGGTTATATAAATTCTCTTAATTAAATTTAAAAAAGTTATGACAACATTACAAAAATTACAAGCATACGGACCACAATTCCAAACAAAAGTAATTGGAGCATTATTAACACAGAAAAACTTCTTAGTAAACGTATCTGATTCTCTTGAAAAAGAATATTTTGAAAATCAAGCAAATCAGTGGGTTGTTAAAGAAATACAATCATATTTCTCTAAGTACCACACAGTACCAACAATGGAGGTACTATCTACTGAAGTAAAGAAAATTGATAATGATGTTTTAAAAATTGCTATTACTGAAGGATTAAGAGAAGCGTATAAGGAATCACAAGCAAATGATTTAGAGTGGGTAGAGAATGAGTTTACTAATTTTTGTAAAAATCAACAAGTAAAAAAAGCAATCATGACTTCTGTTGATTTGCTTGGTATGGGTGATTATGATAGTATTAAAACACTAATGAATAATGCCTTAAAAGCAGGTGAAGATAAAAATATTGGTCATGAATATGACAAAGATATTGAATCAAGATACAGAATAGATGATAGAAACGCAATACCTTTCCCTTGGCCTGTATTCAATAGCCTAACTCAGGGAGGAATGGGTAAAGGAGATTTGGTATTAGTGTTTGGTAATCCTGGAGGTGGTAAGTCATGGGCTGTTATTGATATGGGAGCCTATGCTGCCGCTTTAGGATTTAATGTAGTACACTATTCATTAGAATTAGCTGAAGGTTATGTAGGTAAAAGATACGATGCTGTATTTACAGGGATTCCTGTTGATACTCTAGATAAACATAGAGCTAAAGTTGAAGAAACTATTAGTAAAGTAAGAGGTAAGGTTGTTATTAAAGAATACCCTCCAAAACGAGCGTCATTCGACACTATCCAGGCACACCTCCAACAACTAGAAATGCAACATGATTTCAAACCAGATTTAATCATTATTGATTATCTTGATTATGTTAAGAGTTCATCTCGCTCTAGAAATGGAGAACGTAAGGAAGAAATTGATGATGTTTATGTTGGAGCAAAAGCATTAGCTAAGGAATTAGGAATACCAGTTATATCTCCATCTCAAGCAAATAGAGGTGCTGCTAAAAGCAACATTATTGAAGGAGACAATGCAGCAGGTTCATATGAAAAAATTATGATTGGAGATATTATTTTATCTCTAGCTCGTGGTAGAAAAGACAAAGTAAATGGAACAGGACGTTGGCACGTTATGAAAAATAGATATGGTGCTGACGGATTAACATTTGGTTCCAAAATAGATACATCAAACGGAAAAATAGATATATACGAAACGCCATTAGATGATGAAGATGATGATGACTCTAGACCTGTAAATCAATACAGTAGTGTCAATAATGACGATAAAGATTACCTTCAACAAAAGTTTTTTGAGCTTAGTAGAGGTCAATAGTATATACTATATTTATAAATACAACAATAAAAATTATGGTAACGGTAAAAAGGTTCACGGCTGCTTGGTGCGGCCCATGTAAACAGCTTGCTCCTTTAGTAGCGCAAGTTCAATCAGAATTAACAGATGTTAATTTTGAAACAATAGATGTTGATAGTAATCCCGATCTAACACTAAAATATAATATTCGTTCAGTACCTACTTTGGTAATAGAAGTTGATGGGCAAGAAGTAAAGCGTACCTTGGGTATGCAATCAAAACCAACATTAATTAACTTATTAAATTCATTAAAATGATAACTGAACCACGTATTTTCTACAAACCATTTGAATACCAAGAAGCATTTAACTTCTATAAAGA